AGCATTGTTTGAAATTTATGGTCATCTCTCAACATGCCAGTTTTACTATCGTACACCATTTTGTTACGATATTGGTCTTTAAGTGTTTGTAAATATTGTCTTGCTTTTGCAGCAGGTAAGTTTCCTACATCAACATAGAAAATTCTTCTTGATGGTGCTCGACTCAAACGATGAATGATTGATGCATCTTCAAGCATTCGTATTTGGTTGAGTGGACGAAATGCTTTGTGAAGGTAGGAAATCACTGTGGTGCGTCTTTCATCTAAAAGACCACTAGTAGTATAGACAATTGATTCTGGAGCGATTTTCAGTACATTTCGTTGATCCGTATTTTGTGAATATGAATCTTGTGAGAATACTCCGCTTTCAGAATACATGTAGAATTCTTCAAACTCAAGATTCAATTGTATTTCTTGTGGACCTACCGAAATCTTTTGATCTGCATCCGCACCTTTTCGTTGACGAACCTTTTTAATTTTGAATGGATCAATCAATCTTGTCTCAACAATACCACGTTGTGGTTTTTCAACGTCAATCATCACATGAAAGAATAATCTTCCATCAACAAACCATCTGCGAAAAATTTCATAACCAACATATTTAAAATTTAAGATATCAAGAACAGTGTAAAACTCATCAGAAATTTTCTGACAAATCATTTCTGAATAATCTTCAAGATTGTCAAGGTCAATGTGAACAGGATATGATTTGCGATTTGCAACAATTGCTTCATTCACAATTTCTTCAACGGCAAGTTCACACTCTGGTTGCATAATCATTGAACGATATCTTGCAAGCAGATCAGATTCATTTTGAAAGTTAGTTTCAAGATTCAGATAGGTGCCGTAAACACCAGCAGAACCTACAACGGTAGAGCCATCATCATTTTCTGGTGGGGTGAACGATTGTAGATTTTGTTCTGTACGGTCTTGAGATTCTTGAAACTTCCAGCCGAATAATGTAGACATTCAAACTCCTCATTTTTTATTGTTATTGTTTACATTATTTATTATATTTGTAAAACCAAAAAAAGCCTGCATGTTTTAAATGCAGGCTTTGACGAAGTTTTATATTGTCAATAATGTATCAAGGCGACTGCGGTTGAGCCCATTGAGTTTCATAATTCACACCTTCAACACCAGAAGGCATGTTATTCTCATTTTCAGTAAATGGATTTGCGGTTTGATTTCCTGTCACATTCAATGTTGAAGGACTCTTCACCCAGTACTGATATGCGAATGTTACTGTAAATTCTTCAATAGTATCTTTATCATCCCAACTCAATGTGATTTGATCTACAGAGGTTGGAAATGCATCTTTAAAATAATAAGATGCAAGATAAGGACCACCAGGATTTCCAGTATGTGTTGAAATACCACCATCTTTTTGCAGTTGATGAACTTGCATTTGACCATACACGTTATCACCAGCAGTTGAACCAAATCCTGATTGTGCTTCAAAAATTGATGCACCTGGTGAGATGTATTCGATCCATGCTTCGAAGAAGTGACGAATCTTATAATTCTCATCATTTAGGATTGTAACTGACCATGGTGCAAACGTTCGGTCAATTGATGGAAGTTTGACATCCCTTCCAAGGAATGTCTTTGTAATTTCACCCAATGTACTTTCAGGAATCGATGATGCTTTGATAAAGAATGAAATATCCTGTGTATCAAAACCGAGTGAATCAAGAGCCGCTTGTACATTCGTAGGAAAATAAATTGTGGCAAAGAACAGAGATGGTCTTGCACCACCTCCGACTAGCCGATTTCTTAGTGCAGTGACATTAATTCCCATGGTAACTCCTTTAGTTAAATTAATCTAAGCCAAGGTCTCTAAAATCAACCGTTTGTCCAACGGCTGTGAAATTCAACTTAATGAAGTTAATCACATAAGTTGGGCGAATGTAGATATCAGCTACAAATTTATTTTCTTCAATCAATTCATTTGTATTATTTGTTTCATCACAAACAATTCTGTACTCAGTACAACCTTGTTGTTGAACAATCTTTTCGAGATAGTTTTCAAGTTGTCTTGTAAACTCTGCTCGAGTTGATGCGGTGTTAAACTCAAACAACTTTCTTCTTGCTTGGAACACAACAAAATCTTTTACAGTAATGAACAATCTTCTTACATTGATTCTGTCAAATGCACTTGCAACTTTGGTCATTGTTTTATCACCAAACAGCAATGTACCTTCACCACGAATCGTAATTATAGGATTGATCTGATTTATATATTGTTCATCTCTTGCTTCTTGAGAAGGATTGAAAGCGAGTTTAACAACATTCTTAATCTGACCACGATTATATCCAGCTGGTGAATACCAAGGATAATAATTGATATCACATTGAGCCATTAAACCGGCAATGTCTCCAGACAATGGAAGCCATCTGTATGTATCATTGAAACTATCGTATTGATATTTAAAGTTTCCATCCATAAATGCATATGAACTATTGTAAATACCATCTCGCCAATTGACCATTCGATCTGTGATCAATTTCTCATCTGAGTATCCGCTTGCAATTTGTCCATACTCACCAGAGACACAAACAACACAATCTTTTCGTTCTTCTGCCATTTGAATCATCTTTGAAATTGCGACACGGGCATCGAGAGGATGTCCTGGAATATAAGTCCAACCAGTTACAAAGAAATCTACTTCAACATCTTCTTTTGATTTGAACAATTCAATTGCTCGAAGAACATCATCTTCTTGTGTAGGATTTCCACCTGCACCGCCGGCAAATCTTTGTGCAGCATAATCAGCAGGTCCAGTCAGATTTGTGTGGTAAGTTGTGAAAACTGTACCTGGTGTTTTATCACCCCAGTTTGAATAAGACATCGCCCATTTGAGTGGATGCGCTGCCCACTTAATCCATTCTGACGTATTGTTAACTCGAGTTACATAATAAGTTGGCGCTCCAAAATCATCTCTACCATCTCTTGCTACAGAGAGACTTGCATATGATTCAAGAACTTGTCCAACATTTCCAGTGATCGCTCCACCATCGTCAATTACAGCAATATGAACTTCATCTGTATAATGTCCGCTCATATTCTGATTAATTACTCTTGCGTTGTTTGATGTTGCAGGTGCTTGTGGAAATAATTGAGCGTATTTCCATTCTCTTACCCAATAAGTTGGTGTTGCTGGAAGCATTTTACCAACAATTGGTCTGTCAACACGAATTTCTGTATTTGAAATAATTTCAGAAACAACAAGTCTTTGTCCAGCAATTGTTACAACATCATTTACAGACAATTGTCTGTAGAATACAGTATTGATACCATAAATTCTATCTGTATTATTTTGATACCAAACTCGGCCCATCAGATTGCAAGGTGAATTTCTTCTAGCACCGTCTGAGAACTCTTTAAATTTGCTTCTCTCACAAACGGTTACAGATATGATCGGTCTCTCAATTTCAAGTTCCCACAGTCCGCCATTGTTTACACAATCAACATCTCCAAAGGATCCTTTATTCACATAACACATATAAGAACCATCACCTGCCATTCCACTGGCTATCATGAAGTAATAAGTACCATTTGATGCACCACCACTTACTACAATCTTAACTACTTTTTGTTCTGCTTCAACACTTACATCTCCACACCAAGCATTTGCTGTTGATCCAAAAAGTTCTGCAGCATCATATACGTTGCCCACGGCTTTGTGTGAGAACCAAACTTTATAGAAATTTCCCTTGGCTGAATCAACAGGAACGCCTGAAGAATCAATTCTTTGGAAACGAATGCTGTTTAATCCTTTAACAGGATCATTGTCAAAATGTCCAGTTTGATATACTGTTTCTGGTGCGTTTGCAAAACACATATCGACTTTGATTGAATTTCCTAAGTCACCAGGATATCTTGCAACCCATGCACCATATTGTTGGTCTTCACCAAACTTAATGCCTGCATCTGATGGATCTTTAAGTCCGCCTTCTGCTAAAATTAGGCTTTCTGCATATGCAGAATCATTATAGACCAGTACTGTTTCACCTGTACGATTAAAACCAAAAGTTGCATTTTTTGCACTATCATTATCAACAACTCTTACGACATTTGCAGTTTTTCCATACTGTAAAAAGTTATATACATTAAACCATTCAACATAATTGTCATTCAAGGGTTTTCCAAATTGCTTAATAAATTCATTTTCACTTGTAATAAGAGTAGGAATCATGGATGGTCCCCAGTTAAATCGTCCAACTACTCCTGCAATGCTACTAAGCATAAGCTTTTCAGGACGAATGGATTTGTCAATCTCATTCGTGACGATTCCTGGAGATAGAGTAAAATCTGCCATATCAGTTCCTTTAACTTGAATTATTTTAAAAGGTAAACCACGAAAAAAATAAATTAAAAATAATTAATTTTATTAGTTTAGAAATATTTATCAATTTTGAAGTTTTAAAGACCTTCAAATAACCAGGCATTTTGTTTAAGAATTTCAATTCTTTCTTCTTCAAACGGATCTCGTTCTTCTTCTGGAACGTATTCTTCCACACCATCATCCAAAAATCCAAAAGGTAAATAATTTTCTTCATTTTCATTTTCCACAATATTTGTCCGCATGTTCATATCATAAGTATCTTTAAAATATTGTTCATCGGACATCCAAGCAAAAAGAACTAAAGTCATTACACAATCATCATGTTTACCATTCTCTGCTTTATATGAACCAGACCTTGCATCAACTGAGAATGTTAAAAATTCACCAATGGTATCAGCATCATTCACTAAAAGTTGTTCATTCTCAATTAGCATTTTTAAATTTGAACAGCCAATTCTTTTAATTCTTGGCGTTGTTGTTACACCATACTTCGCTCTTTTTTGAAATCCACTTGACAAAGTAGTTTTTAATTCTTTTTTTACAGTGGTGAATAAATGATCATATTCCAAATCTTGAAGTAGAACATCTGTAATTTGTGAACCTATATTGTTTTCTTCAACAAGAACATATGCTTTGTTGTATTGTAGTGCCGCATTATGAATGATTCTCGCATAGATAATTGGCTGAATTGTGTTGTCACGATAAACAGCAACAACCTTAAATGGTTTTGTTGAAACATCAATCACAGAGAAAACAGAGTAGTCTTGTTCTCTACCTTTTGATACATCAGCAACAATTACATAATTGTGTTCTTCTTGAACTTCTTCGTAAATTTTAATATCATCAAGAATTCGTGATGGCTTCATGATTGCCATCTCTTTCAATTTTGTTGATGAAATTAAAGTTGCTGTACTACCAAGAAACTGGCAACAATGTTCAACAAGAAACTTTTCTTCTCCAAACTGTGCAATTGTTTTTTTCTTCCATTCGTCATTACGATCTGGTCTTTGATACCACATGACTTTATATGGAATAAAGTCATTAACTCCAGCCTCTGCTTCCGTCCAAAATTTGTAGAAATGATTCAATCCTTTTGGTGTTGAAGTCATTACAACCTTTGAAGAAGTACCAGATGAGATGGTAGGATAGGTTGCAGACCAAAAGGTTTCAAAGTTATCAACGAATGCGCACTCATCTACATACAATAGATTGATTGTTTCACCACGAATACTATCACCAGTCGAAGCTGAAACCATCACCATACAACCATTTTCAAGTTCAATTGAATTCACATTCCAAGACATCACTCCCTGTTGCATCCACAAAGGAATGTGTTCATATGCTTGTTTGATTAAACGTAAACTCTTTCGTGCAGTCTTTGTATAGTTTGCTAAGATTGCTACATTCTTTGAGCTATTGAATAATATATAATGTAAAATATATCCACAGACAGTTGTAGTTTTTGAAATCTGGCGTGCAGATAATACAATTGTATTTCGATTATCATGGACTAAATTGATGATATCTTTTTGATAGTCCCACAAATCAATAATTTGTTTACCTTGATCAATTGTAATAATATAAAAATAATTATTGAGAAAATAAACTACATCATCTCGGCAACGAAGATATTCCTCTACATGGTCTCTTGTAAAAGGTATCTCTTGACCGACTCGTTTTAATTTAGGATTATTTTTATAATTAAGTACTGGTACTGGCGCAGACATAGAATCACCTTTTTAGGAATGAATAAATAATATAAGTTATTTTAATATTTATTTCAACCAAGGCTTTAATGTCAAAAGCAAATATACATTTTAATCATTATCAATATCAAGGAGAGCAGGACCTAGTACAGGACTTGCATGATGAGATCATACAAATTGTAGGCATCAATATGTCTTATCTACCCAAAGAACATTTCAATTATGATCTGATCATGGGTTCTGATAATGACCAAAGATTTAATCATGCCTACCTGATTGAGATGTTGATGGAAGAAACTGATGGCTATGTTGGTCAATCATTACTCGGTAAGTTTGGTTTACAAATTGAAGAAACAATGACCTTGATTGTTTCAAAAAGAAGGTTTGATGAGACAGGTATTCCAGACCGAAGGCGACCACATGAAGGTGACTTGATCTATATGCCAACAGATTCAAGATTGTATACAATCACATATGTTGATTATCAGCAACCAGGATTTATGCAAGCTGGTATCTTTCCTAACTATCGGCTATCATGCGAATTGTATACACCGAGCCATGAGCAGATTGAAACGAATGTTAAAATAATTGATCAAGCAGACCAAGAAATTTATAGTCTTGACATACCTCTTGAAAACATTACGGGTAAGTTTGCAAGAAATGAATTTGTTGTTGGTGAGAAATCAGGATATAAAGGACAAGTGCATAAGTTTATGCCAAGAAAGAAAGTTCTTTCTGTTCGTAACCTGAATGGTTTGTTTGAGCCAAATGAAATTATAACAGGTGACTCAAGTGGTGCAACTGCAAATGTTAATTCAATTGTTGAACATTTGTCAAATCAAAATGAAGAAATTCAAGCATTGCAAACAAACAATCAATTGCTTGATGAAAGCACAACACTTGTTGAATGGGATCCAAATAATCCACTAGCATAACAGAGATATGTTTTTTAGCAAAAATGTTGATGAACAAGACCAGTATCACCAAACAATAAGAAATCTGGTTGTTGTTATAGGATCATTGTTTTCAAAAATGGTTCTTGTTCGTAAGAATCATAAGTCAGGTGATATTGAAGAAAAGATTGTAGTGCCAATTAGCTTTGCGAATCGTGATAAGATGCTTACTTTAATTCGTGAGGCACCTGCTGTTGAAGATAAGAATACAAATTTAACACTACCAAGAATTGGATTTTCATTTGATGGTTTGTCTTATGATGGTCAAAGACAATTACCTAAAACAGGTGGTAGAGGACGACCAACAAACGAACAAAAAAACAAAAAAGATGTGCTTGTAATGTACAATGGAGTGCCGTATAATTTTGAATTTACAGTATCCATTCTCGCTAAATATGCAGAAGATTTAACACAACTTGTTGAAAAAATCTTACCGTATTTTACACCAAATTTAAATGTGACATATCGTGCAATACCTGAATTAAGTATTGACATTGATGTGCCTATCATGTTGAATGGTGTAACATGGACAGATCAATATGAAGGCTTGCAAGAAAGAAGATTACTTACCGCCGACCTTGCTTTAACAGCAAAATCATATATCTTTCCACCGATTAAAGATTATCCGAAAGTAAATACAGTATTTGTGGAGACACATACTTTAGGAAAAATCGGAAAAGAAGATTTGCAAAAATCTCGTAAGAAAGCCCTTTATCTTGAACAACGAATGCCGATTGCTACTGAAACTTCTGGAAGTTTACAGGATGAAGAAGCAAGTTCTGCTTTGAATGATCCTATTGCAAATGAGCATAGCTTAGTTAAGATTTATGGTTATGATGAAAATGATGACTTTGGTTTCAAAACTTTTGTCTATGATGGCTCAAACTATGACCAAGAGCATGAAAGAGAAGAGGCTTGGAAAAAAGAAAACCTATAAAGGAGAACTAAAATGAATTTATTTTTGAAATGGTGGCTACTCATCACACTCACACTCACGGGTTTAGGTGTTGCAACCTATTTTAACTTTTTGAATTTCATGTATGTGCATGACTTTACGAAACTCTCTGTTGCAATTCTAAGTATATTCGCCGCCACCAGTGTTGTGATTGGATATAAATTATGGAAAAGTTCAGTTAAAGGAGACGAAAAATATACTTATGATCGGGAATGGTTTGTGAGTGAAATGGTAATTACTTTAGGCATGATTGGAACTGTTATCGGATTTATTTACATGCTGTACTCAGTTTTTTCAAATTTAAATATCAACGATACTTATGCCATTCAGGAAAGTTTAACACAAATGGCAAGCGGTATGGGTACAGCATTACTTACAACATTGGTTGGGTTAGTAAGTAGTGTTCTTATTAAAAGTCAACTGGTAATGGTGGAATCATATGTTAAAGTACAGTAGTAATCTTGCATTTATTGATCTTCTTTTCAACTTAATTTTGGGATTTGCATTCCTTTTTATCGTTGCATTTCTTCTAATTAATGATCCAACGGAAACAGCAGACATTGAAGCAAACGTTGAATACATGATCACAA